GGCCAAGAATCTGAACGCTCAGGTTCATGCCCTCGCCTTCGCGGCGGGGCTCGATCAGCTCAATGGGAAGAAGTCGCAGGCGGAGATCGCCCGGGAGCTCGGCTGCACCCGCGCCCTGATCTCTCACTACGTGGTCGGATGGGCGGATGTGCTCGATCTCTCGATCACGAAGTTCAGGAAGTCGGAAGCAAGTCGGGAAACATACAAGGCAGTCCAACTAGGGAGGAGACACTAATATGAGCATCTCCATTCTCTGCAACTGGACCGTAGTTAAGGCTGAAAAGAAATGGGATAGGAGGGCCTATGACAAGGCTCGCTACCTAAATCCTGAGCGTAATGCCTACCTAAAGGCTTATAAAAGAACTTTAACTCCCGAGCAAAAATCGCGGAAAAGAGAAGCCGATAAGGCTCGCCGCCAAAATCCTGAGTACAAAAATAGGATGAAGGCTCTTCGCCAAAATCCTGAGTTTAAATATCGGGAAAATACTTACAAGTTAGCATATCTGAAAAGCGATAATGGTAAGGCTAAAACGGCAGCTACCAGAAGAATCTATTATGCCATAAACCTAGAGAAATTTCTGAATCACGGTGCCTCTTATCGCGCAAAAAAGCGCGCCGAAAAAAACTTCTTTCAGATCAATGCGGCGGTTTCCGCACTGAAGAACGCAGCAAACTAAACAAACAATAAAATAATATGAAATTAGGTAGTCAATACAAAAGCAAATACGACCAACTTATTAAATATATCCAACTTGGTCTGGATAGCTGGGTGAAGGCCGGTGAGGTCATTAAGAATCTGATAGACCAGGACGGCCATTCGGTTGCAGAGATATCGGAGGCCACGGGAATCCCTGTTCCAGTGATCGGGAAACTGGAGTCACTTGGCAGGAAGCTTATCCTGCCCCAGCTCTTGATAGCTGCCTGGCCTGCTGCTTCGCTGATTCCTCAACTCTCCTACAGTCAGCAGGAGGAAGCCGTCAATGAGGGCGTGGAGCTTCTACTCGACAATGGTGACACGCTGAAGGTGAAGGCTGAAAACCTCACCTATAATCAGGCCAAGCAAGTGATAGCTGGAGGCTCTATCCGATCCCTACCAGCCCAGAAAGCATGGTTAGAAGAGGAAAAGAAAAAGGCATCAGTATCGGTTAAGAGGGCCGTCGCTAATTACCAGATCAAAGGGGGCCGCGTAATCATCACCTCTGCCTGCCAACTCACTCAGAAGGATCTACTCCGAATGCTTCAGGAACTAGGGGCTTAATTCTATGAGCAATGAACTAACACCCGCAGGGTATTTCAGACCGGATGGCCTTGTGCTGCCCGAAGTCATGAGCGGTCAGGAGGTCTTCGAGGTCGGTTATAAGATCAAGATGGCCCGCAAGGCTTCTTCCCTCTGGCTCAGGGATTGGCGCGAGTATGTGGCCAATAATCATGGGGAGGAATTCCTCGAGGATACGGAGGCTCAGATTGATAAGCAGCTCGATCTCGAGCTCGGGCTCCCTCCCGAGGCTAAAAAGCCGATGCTCAATGACGGTCTCGGTAAGGGGACGGCCATCATCACGATCGAGGGGCTCTATCAGGGGTTTTCGATCTGGAGGAGAAAGATGGATTCCTCCATCCCTAAGTGGAACTCGGAGGATCGCAAGAAGGCCTGTGAGCTCCTACGTCCCATGGTGGAGTTCTATGATGAGCTCTTAGCTACGGAGGCACGGAAATAATGGACGAGCTAGTCATGGAACTATCGGATCGGGTGGCGGCTCTCACGGCTGAGAATAAGCGTCTCCGCGCTGCGGCCTCTCATGTGCTCGATAAGTCTTCTTTCTGCAATCAGGAGGAGCTTGCGGAATTAGGAAAGGCTTTTCGTAAGCTCCAGATGGAACTCGACCGATTCGCCCCTTCCCAAGACCCATGGGCGAGCAGATCGATGACAGGCAAAACCAAAAAAACACGGAGGAAGTCATGAAACATATCGGCATCGATGATGCGTGGCTGGAGTTGGAGAAATGTATCCTCCTCCAGGCTATCGAGGACTATGTGAATCTCCGCGATAAGAAGGTGATCGTGGATGGAGATCAGGTCGAGGAGGATCGATGGGATTATTATGCTGGCTCTAAATTCGGAGCACGCCGCCATCCTCTGAATTATGGCTCCTCGAAGGATGTGAAGGATCTGATCTGGTTCCTGAAGTCTTCGTGGCTGGATCTCTTCTGCGATGCGATCGGTCACAAGGCCTGTCGTGTCCGCCGTCGGATCGGTCTGCTGCCCGGTATGGGAAATCTGCTGACGATGGCGGAGCTGGAGTTCTATGCCCGATCCGCCCAGGAGAAAAACAAGCATCTCATCGGGAGGGTCACTCCATGAAGGCGGGCGATCTTGTCACGCTCAAGTCATCAGGCCGTCTGATGAAGGTGCTCCAAGTTCATGCAAAGACATCCGAGGTCTGTGTGATCCCGGCAGACTCCGCAAAGGCCAATACCGGTCTCTGGGTCAAGCTCTCCGACATCGAGATCCCGGGGCTGCGGTCGGCATCTTCCCATCTCATCTGATGAGTGTCTCAATCTCAGAACGGGCCTCGCGTTATGTCTCGCGGATGGAGCCTTCGGTCTCGGGCTCGGGGGGCCATGATGCTCTCTTTGCCGTGGCCTGTACGCTAGTCCATGGGTTCGCCCTGAATGAAGGCGATGCGATGTCCATTCTCTCGGAATATAATCTGAGATGCGCCCCCCCGTGGTCTGAGCGGGATCTGGCCTATAAGCTGCGCTCGGCGGCGGGAAGTCATTCCGCCCGAGGCTCTGGGTATCTGCTGGGTGACTCACATCGCCCAGAACATTATCCATTCCAGTTCCAAGCTCCCAAGCCGGTAGAAAAGATTCAGTTCGATCCTGCGGCTCTCCTCTCGGCTGCTGGGGATTTCCGTCCTCGGCTCGATTGGTTCGCCGCTCGATCCTATGCGGATCCTGCCTTACTGACCTCCTCAGATTTCCTCGATCTCCTCTACTCGGGGGAGAAGGTGTTGATCTTCTCGGATGATCGGTCTCAAGGTCAGGCTCTCTGGCCTGATGAGCCGGTTCCGACTTCCTCGGGTGATCGTGGGATGTGGTATCTGGCCAATCCCGTATCCGGTCTGACTTATGAGAATCCCCGAACTGGAAAACCCTCGCGCCGGTCTGAGGAGTCAGTCACTCGCTGGAAGTTCGCTCTCCTCGAGAGTGATGAAGCGGATCCCTCGATCTGGCTCGGTGCTCTCGCCAAGTCGAACCTCCCGATCTCGGCCATCTACTCGTCCGGTGGTCGTTCAGTCCATGCTCTCCTGCGCGTCCGTGGCCCCGGCACGGGTCTGGCTTCGCTCAAAGGTGCTGGCTCCAAGGCTGAGTGGGATCAGTGGGCCAATGCTCAGAAGGCGACGCTGGCGAGATTCGGGGCGGATACGAAGGCTCTGACAGCCGTCCGTCTGACTCGGCTTCCCCAGCAGTATCGTGGAGAGAAACTCCAGAAGCTCCTCTATGTAAATCCCCACCCCCCCTATGGGGAGAGGATCATGGATCGGGCTCCTCTGCGAGATCCCCTGCGCGATGCCGTCAAGGCTGCCCAGGAGTCTTCAATGAATGAGTCGATCCCTGCAATGGAGGCCGCTGCTGAGAGGCTGAAATTTTACGAGGTCTGCAATCCAAAGTTCAGCGGCATGGTCGCCGAACTACGACGGGATGCGGCCACGCTCTCGGAAATGTCTGCCGGTAGTGGCGTGCTCTGAGCCGATTGATCCATTGATGAGCCGGTTAGAATCCAAGAATTGACAGTCAAAACGTATACCCGATGAATGAACAAATCTCTGAGGTGGCCGTGGAGCCACCAATCACCCCGACCTTCCATCCCTCGCAACTCCCGGAGGTGGAGCTACCCAAGGTGGGTCGCATCCTCTCGGACTTCGCTCACGAGATCGGCGAGGTGATGTGTCAGAATGGGGTCTTTCTCCAAGATGGTCTGCCGGTCGTCCTGGAGCCTCGCACGGATCGAATGTCGCCCCTGACCCCGGCGTGCTTCCGAACCTATGCGGAGAAGAATCTGCGCACCGTCAAGATGGTGAAGATGCCCTGGAAGAATCCCGATGGTGGCGATGCCTATGAATCGCGCCCTGACTCGATGAATAAGATGCAAGCGGAGGCCTGTCTCACCTCGCATCAGTTCCTGATCCTCCAGCGTCCTCTGCGCCGCATCTCGCGCATCTCGATCCCGATCTTCCGCGATGGGGAGCTGACTCTGCAAGGCCCCGGCTATGACGCCACCACGAAGATCTTAGTCAAAGAGGCGTAATGAGCAGAAAGCCCAAAAAAACTACGGCCTTCTACGGTCTTTGGCAATCATCAGGTCTCTCTCTTCCTGAGTTCTCAAAGAAAGTGCAGATCCCATTAAGAAGAGTTCAATCCTATTGCTTAGGAACCAGATCCTTCTGCCGCTGCATCTACGAGGATGCTTCATATCTTTTGCTTAAAAAATGAAGAACAAAAACCAAATGAAAGCCACACTCGAATTCAACCTACCCGAAGAGGAACAAGAGCATCGCACCGCACTTGACGGAACCCGTTTTAAGTATTGCCTTCAGTCGCTAGACGGGGAACTCCGAAACTGGCTCAAGTACGGGAATCCGTTTGAAGATGCCGACGATGCGCTTGTAGCTGTTCGGAAGCATCTGAACGACCTAATCCGGGATAACGATCTCGTACTAGAATGAAGGACTGCAAAAAATGCCAGGGCACAGGTTGGTACTTTTACGACCATAACCATGCCACAATCTGCGACCAGTGCTGTCCTCACGATCAAGGCTGGTGGGATCTCTCCAAAGAACATCATGGCAGATCATACATCGACGGAGCAGACAATGGATGTTGCAAGGCTGGCTGTGGAACTATGCGGAGGGATATGCCAAATAACTCAACAAACTGAGTAAAACGCCAAAAACATGACAAATAACTCAACAGAAGTACTTTTTTGTAACCATCCCACTACAGAACCAACAAATATGACTCAGGAAACCGACACCCCGCGAACGGATAAGCTCATGCAGGGAGGCTGCATAGCCACCAACCTCCTCGAATACGCAAGGGGGCTGGAACGAGAACTCAACAATACCACCCCCCCCGCCCCCTCTCCCGTCTGGCCTGAGATTTCTAGGCTGAGAGAGAGGATCGCTTCGCTCGATATGCAACTCACCGAGTCTCTGAGAAATCAGCTTCGGAGTGAGGAGACGATACTGCGGCTCTTGGAAGAGTTGGAATCCGTTCACAAACGTCTGAAAAACTACACCAACGCCATCGAATCTCTATGAGCTATGATCTGATGCCCAAAGAGGCCGCTGTCGATTTCCTGAAGGATCTCCTCCATGAGTTCCCTTTTGCCGATGACGGAGGCCGCTCACTCTCTTGCCAGATCGCGGCCATGATGACGCGCTTCGCCGTCTCTCTCCTACCCGAACAGGCTCAAGTCCCGCTGGTGATCTGGAATGCAAATGGCCCCCGGGCGGGTAAGTCTCTGCTGGCAATGGTCGTTGAGATCCCCGTGCGTGGATTCGCCTCGATGCGTGCGCTGCCAGAAGAAAAGGAAGAGCTCCAAAAGGTGCTGGACTCGGAAGTCCTCGCGGCTTCGGACTCGATTATCTTCGACAATGTGAAGGAGAAGATCGACTCGGCTTATCTGGAGCAATTCGCTACGTCGAATGTGGTCTCAGTTCGCCGTCTTGGTTCCTCGACGAAGTACGAGATCAGCAAGCAGACGATGCTGATGTTCACGTCGAACCAGGCGGAGGTCTCAGCCGATATCGCCGGTCGCTCAATCTTCATCGATCTCTTCGTGAAGGAGGCTGACCCACAGGCTCGCAAGATCGAGCGGCCCATGGGGGCTGAGTATCTGGCGCGGCCCGAGGTGCGCTATGCGATCCTCTCGGCTCTCTGGTCGCTGATCGTTGCCTGGGATAAATCAGGCCGCCCCCCCTGCTCCTCAAGGCTGGCGGGATTCGAGGATTGGGCGCGGATCATCGGAGGCATCGTGGAGTTCTCTGGGTTCGGAGATCCCCTGGTGCGTCCTAACAGCGAGGAGTTCGGCGATCCCGAGGCCGCCGATATGCGCGATCTCGTCAAGATCATGGCCGGTGAGTTGTACCAGGACGGAATGCTCCTACCCACTCGCGAGGGCATTTCCTTTGACCGGCTGGTCCAGCTCTGCCGCGCCGAGGGTCTCTTCGCCGAAGGGATCGCGGGATCCGTGGATCGCGAGACCAAGGAGTTCTCGATCTGGCCGAAGTCGAAGTCCCGGATGGGTAAGCTCTTTGGTCGATACACCGGGAGAGTCTTTAGGTTCGGTGATGATATCGGAACCGTGAAGTTCGACCGCGTGGGTGGCAAGAATGACCGCAAGTACCGAGTGAGTTGACGTATCGGACAGTCTCAACGGATCGCCCGTGATGAGGAAAAGCCTCTCACGGGATTTTCCTTTTGATAACAGAATCGTAGATACTATTCATTGAACTCATATCGTTGACTCGTCGCCTCGATCTGCACCTTCTCGGTTCCGTCCCACGCCCTTTGGAGTTCACCTGAGAGGCAGGTCACCTGCCTAAGAAAGACGGATGACCAACAAAGAAGGGTGCGGATCCGAGGTGCTAGGGTCATTTTGGGCAGGTGACCTGCCTGAGAAGGCAGGTGCTTTTTCCTGACCTGCCGACCATCAAAGTCCTTAATTACTATTACTTTACTACTTCTCTAAGGTAGGTAAGGCAGGTATTTGGTAAATCAGGCTAGTTTTTCGATAGGCTCATCCGAGTGAGATCAGGGGAAAAGTGATCTCGACCTGCCTCACCTGCCAAACACCCCGGGGAGTAAGGAATCTTTTCCCCTCATATAATCCAAGCGGTTGGGCGCACTATTGTTTTATTTGTGTGAATTAGTTTGGGACATTAGGGAAGACCTCCACTTCCTTCCGTTCCCGATCTCTTCCGTTTCGTTCCTTTGACATTCCACGGAAGCCATGAGGAATTCCCGACACGATGCCGCGCTGATCGAGGAGTGCGCCCAGGCACATTCCGTTTCCGTCCGCGCTGTCAGGAACTGGCGTACCAAGGAGGACCCCCGATGGAGGGAGTTCATTCGATCCCGCGCCCAGGACGCGACCTTTTCCTTTGCTCGTCCAGAGGCTTCAGCCAAGGCCATGACTCCAGATGAAGCAGAGACCGCCGCTGCCATCAGAGTTTCAAGACTCTCCTCTCTCTGCGATCAGGCTGAAGCCAATGGAAATATCAACTCCCTAGGAACCCTCATCAAGAATACGACTGATGCTCACAAGCTCTGGATCATCGCGGCTGAAAATAACCTTAAACTCGCCACCGCTGCCGGGAAGCTGGTCGAGGTTTCCGCAGTGAGTGAGTTCATCCTTGGTAACATGGCGATGGCCAAGCAACTCATGGAGAATCTTCCTGATGTCCTCTCTTCTCGGATCGACTCCTCGGTGGATGTGGCTGGGATCACGAGACAGGAAGTGGTGGCGATCCTGCGCGAACTCTCCACGGCCTCGAGCTCGGCCCCGTGGATCAGCAAGGAATCCAGCAAGGAGAACCATGTCACCGGCACTCCAGCGGCTTGAGTCTGCTATGGCTTCCATGTGGGAGCCGAAGGAAAGAACTGACCCTCTTACTTGGTCGGAACGCGAGATCGTCCTTGATCCGCGCTTCTCCCCGCGCCCTGGGCGATTCTCTTGCGGATTTACTCCCTACCTTCGCCAGCTTCATCACTGGTTCGGAGACCGCAGCGTCCGCCAGATCACCTTCGTCAAGTCAGCTCAGATCGGCGGGACTACCCTACTGGCAAACCTCATTCAGTACGCCATTGCCGAAGACCCGGGCCCGATCCTGTATGTCACCTCGACTGCTGAGAATGCCAAGAGCTGGAGCGAGAGAGAGCTGATCCCTCGGATGAGATCGTGTGCTGCCATCAGGCCACTCATGCCTGATGACCCTGATCTCTTTAAGAAAACGGAGATGCAGTTCAAGTCCTGCACCGTGAAACTTGTCGGGTCGAACTCCGAGGCCAACCTAGCCTCCCGCCCTACTCGATATCTTTTCTGTGATGAGGTGGACAAGTGGCCTGACGCTTCCGCTACGGAAGCCCCTTCCCTAGAGCTCGCCATGGCACGGACGAACTTCTACCGGACGATCTGCAAGCGAGTCCTGGCATCTACCCCGACGGTCGAGACCGGAGCGATCTGGTCGCAGTTCTTAGCCGGTAGCCAGCACCGCTTCCATGTCGCGTGCCGGTCGTGTGGCACAGAGCAGCATCTTGAGTTCGATCAGGTCAAGTGGTCGGATGAGCTTCGTGGTCCGAGCGGGGCGTGGGATCTCGACGGAGTAGCTGAGACGGCCTGTTATCAGTGTATTGATTGCGGCGACTTATGGCCCCAGGAGATCCAGCGCGAGCTCGTGGATTCAGGACGCTGGGTCGCTGGGAATCTCTCTGCTCCCCGGGATCACATCTCCTGCCATATCTCCGCACTCTATTCTCCTCAGATGACCTGGGGAGAACTTGCCAAGTTATTTCTTCAGAAGTCCTCATCCCCGGGAGGGCTTCATGATTTCCGCAATACCTACGAGGGGCTCCCCTTTGAGAATCGCGCTGCCTCCGTCAAGGAAGAATCCATCCTCGATCTCCGTAGTGACTATCGTATGCGAGATATCCCGGCATCCGTGACCGATGGAGGATCTTCCGCGATCCTGACACTCTGCGCCGATCCCGGAGAGAAGCAGACCCACTGGAGCGTCGAGGCTAGGAATCAAGATGGAGAGAGCTGGGTCATTGATTACGGGACAGTCCTATCGATCGAGGATCTGATCGCTCCCGAGTTCCTAGCCGCTCGGAAGTATCAGCTCCCGGGGAGTGATGAGATCGTCTCGCCGGTGGCCGGGCTGATCGATTCTGGATTCCTGACTGAGCGAGTCTATTCCGTGTGTGCGAAATCCAGCGGCCTCTACTATCCGTCTAAGGGATCGGAGAGCACCTTTGGAAATTATGCCGTCACGACGATCAAGGGACTGAACCTCCTTCTCTACACCTATGGAGATTTCGCCTGGAAGACGCATTTGTACCTGGAGAGGATCAAAAAGAAGCTACCTCCGAATCTTCACCTTCCCTCGGATATCGGGCGAGACTACATCGAGGGGCATACCGGCCAGCAGATGCTCGAGAACAAGAACAGCCGGGTCAGTCCCTTCTATTGGAAGAAAGTGGCTAACGATCACTTCGGAGATTGTACCAAGCTGCATTGCGTAGCCTGGGCAATCATGCGGAATAATTTTGGTCGCCAGCCCTCGGCTCCGGTTGATCTTCCTGCGGAGTCAGCGGAGTTAGCGTAGTTGGAGATCCTTTGACAAGCGGGATGAGGCATGGCCTCGCCCGATCATCACAAGGTTTCTGGAATCAAAAGCTACCTCCGGTATAAGAGCCTTGCTGAGTTACAGGCCCTCGCTGACACGATCTTCGCCTCGGCGACTGAGGAAGTTACCATTACGGGAACCGCAGCCGAGGGAGGATCCGCAAATGGCGAGGTGGCATTCCCTAAGTGGGTCTATCTGGAGTGTGTCATGGACGTTCGCAAAGAGAAAGGCGACGTGCCTATGAACGGAGATGGCACGGTGACGGGTCGCCAGATTGGAACTCGTCCCGACTTCAGCACTGCTAGATTCTCCATCTAACCCCTTTTGATTTCTTTGATTTTTTGACAAGTCGCCGCCTCCTATATGGCGACCAATCTCGACGGAAAATCAAATCGTGGTGGCAAGCGTGAAGGGGCAGGACGGCCTAAGAAGGATCAGACCAACTTTCGGTCTGCTGATGGTCTCTCCTCACCGCAGCGGATGTGGATTTACACTCCGACTCTCGACGCCTCGAAGTCCCTCACGACATCGGCACGGTTAGAGCAGACCAAGAAATCGTTCTTCCTCTACGAGAATATCGGTCTCGCCGCCCGTGCGGTGGATGGCATCGCTAAATTTGTCGGGCCTCTTGTACCGCAAGCCCGGACATCGGATGAGAAGTGGAACCGCATGGCAGAGCAAGCCTTTGAGGATGCTTGTGGGAATTCTCCTCTCGGAGTCGATGTGGCGAAGCAAGTCAACTTCTACGACGCTCAAGAATTGCTAGTAAAGCAGATGGCCTTGGCCGGTGATTGCTTCTGGCAGAAGCAGACATCAAACTCAGGCCGCGCCCTCTTCCGCATCGTTCCTGGAGAGAATGTCGGGTCATCCCATGCTGATGTGAAGGAGGGGTGGCATGATGGAGTCAAGATTTCCAAGCTCGGAGCCGCTACCCGCTTTCGTGTTCTGAAGTCGCCCGGTAGCTTTAGCGACTACAACGAGATTTCTGCGGATGATCTGACTCGCGTGGGTCGCATTGATCGGGTCGGTCAGGTTCGCTCTCGCCC